CTAAGCCGGGATTGATAGAGAAAATTGTTAACAAAGGCACAGCAAGGGTTAACCAGCAGTTTGTTGACTTAACTAACCCAAGGCAATTTGATGAAACTTTTAATCCTGAGTAGTGTTTTACTATTAAGCGGCTGCTCAACGCTGGGCGGCTTGTTTGGTAAATCAGCCGTACCTGTCGTGGCTCCCGTTGAGGTTGTCACGATTACTGTGCCAGCCCCCATGTATCATCCACCGCTGCCCGAGGGCCTTACGCCAGCCGAAATTAAATGGATTATTTTAAACACCGGTATTATGCGTGAGTACATTGAAAATTATGATGCAGGAAATGCGCCCGCCGTGGCGTATTATGCATTGACGGCTCAAGCCTATGAGAGTTTGGCAAACAACCTGGCCGCCATCAGACGTTATATAAAACAGAATCTCCATATTATAAAATACTATCGGGACAACGACCCGACTCGAAAAGAAGAGAAAGAGGAAGAATAGCGATGGATGCACCAATCAAAAAAAGAGTAGACCTCGAACTTGAGGTAACAACAAACAACATTGGCGCAAATCCTTTTCATAAGTGGGTACACTTGGCTAAAACTGTCGATGCGTGGCGTATATTCCCCAGAGCATTCGTTTCTGTCTACATCTACCTGCTGTACGAGGTTGTCACGTGGTTCATGACCCTAGATACACCAAATCTTGAGCAAGCCGGGCTTGTTTCCGTCGTAGTCGGGGCAATGGCCGCCGTTTTTGGCATATATGCAGGGACTTCGCAATCTAAAAACTTCAAGGGAGAAGAAAAATGACGGAAAAAGTATTTGTTAACGGCCTCATGGCTAAAAAACCACGGGACAACGCCCCCGAATGGGTGAAGTGTAACCTTAGTATAAAGCGAGAAGAACTCGTGTCGTGGCTCACGGAGCAAACAGGGGACTGGATCAACGCGCAAGTGTGTGAAAGTCGTAACGGAAAATGGTATGCGGAGGTGGATACGTGGAAACCGACAAACGGATCAGCGATGTAAATTGGGAATGGGCGGTCAAGCAGGTTGAAGATGTGGTTAACGACCGCGTCCAGCGACTGGGGAACGACCAGGTTTTGACTTTTGCCGAAAGAGAGTTGCTGAAGTTAAATATTAGAAGGGCTTGGGCGCGAATATTAGTGGGTTGAGGTAGTTAATTGCGCTTTCTGGTATAGGGCATCTCAAATATAAAAAAAATATTTTCTTTAAATATACCCGTAACCAGTGTAACCATGTAACTTTAGTACAAAATGTTTTTAAATACAATTACTTAGTGGTAACACAAAGTCACTTTTAATAATGTAACCTATCAATAGTTTATGTAACTAATAGGCAAAAATGCGTCAATGCGGTTTGAGATTTGTTTTTTTTTATTTTCTTTTTTCAGATTGCCCTATACAGGAAAGGCGTTTTAAGGCAAACTTTCTGAAAATCACTGGAGAAATAAGTGACCCGTAAAACCAAGGCAAAGTCTGATCCGGTGGTTGTTCCGCGAAAGGCGGGTAGGCCAAAGGCGCACAAAGCCCAACCCTTAACCAGGCGGCAAGAGCTGTTTGTTAAAGAACTTGTTTCCAAGGACGGGCAAATTACAATGCGGGAGGCTGCCATCAATGCCGGTTACCCCGCTTCAAGCGCACACACACGTGCTTACGAACTGACCAACCCGCACATGAGTCCGCACGTTGTCTCGCAAATTCAAGCGTATCGGACTGAGTTAGATCAAAAGTACGGCGTCAACTATCAACGGCATTTGCGGGACTTACAAACCATTCGGGATGTCGCGATGACTAACGGCGCGTATTCGGCGGCGGTTCAGGCAGAGTATCGCCGGGGCATGGCGCAAGGGGACATCTACGTTAGCAAATCTGAAATCAGACACGGTAGTATTGATTCGATGACCCGAGAAGAAGTCCTCAGTGCACTAAAGGAGATCAAACATAGTTATGCCCCAGTCACTATCGAAGCTGTTGCCACGCGAGGGGGCAATGCCCAAAATCGCAACAAAGCGCGAAAGCGGCTTTTGGAAACAGATGAAAAGCGAATTGAAGAAAAGCCCGAGGAAGCTGACAGCGACACGTCTTGAAACTTGGGCGACTCCGGGTGTCCCAGATGTGTTGTTGTGTGATGAATCAGGCGGGTTTCATTTCATTGAGTTAAAGGCAACTAAGGGTAACGCTGTTGAGTTGCGCCCGCATCAAGTCGCATGGCTTTCTCAACACCGCCACGCCAGCGTCTGGGTATTAACCCTGAAGATGATCACAAAGAATAATCCGGCTTGTCTTTTTCTGCATCATGGGCGGGACGCGATGGATTTAAAGATGCAAGGCCTGAAGGTTGACGCTGTTTTTAAAACCGAAGAGCCTTTCGAGTGGGAAAGTGTGTTTCAGTTGATTGTTCCCATCTAATTCTATATAGTTATATATCTTTTTTACCTGACTTGAGGGGTTTTAATGTTTTTAATCAAATGGTTGGCAGTTCTACTTTATGGCAAGGACGCCGTGGATAGTTTTGAAAAGAAACCGCGGCGAAAAACAAGGGGAAATAATCGTGGAAAAAGATAAACACGGGCAACCAGGGGACCGGGGAGCCGCCGATTTTTGGTATCACCGTTTACCCGAGCCACACTTTTGGCCGAACGGCACGGGAAAGGGTCAAAAAGTTGACGAAGCGGATATGACCGCCGAGCAGGTCTTGGACTACCACCAAGCATACGGCGAAGCTCTTGAAAGGGGCGAACAAAAAGACTATGGATAGAAAAAGCCCGCTTAATCGTGGGCTTTTTTTACGTTCTCCCGGGCAATGCTTTACTTTATCGCATACTTGTGCTTAAAATACGCCCGAGGGTCGGCAACGGGCTGGCCTCATCACCGGGAGAAAGGTTAATCATGAACAGCAAAACGCATAAAACGGTCCGGGTAAATGCAAGGATGGAAACTGACTTGTGCCTCGACATAAACGTCCCCCTTGACGCAGGAGAAGAGGACATTGCGCAATTCATTCGCGAGGGGAACATTCTGGCAGAAGACATGGTGGAAGTTGTTCTTCCACACTCGACCAGCGGCGGGTGGATGTGGTTGGAAACAGATTATCATTTCGAGTTCGACCCAAAGGCCCGGCTGGTTATGGAAAGCAAGGCATGAACAAGCATATGGAACACCCGTATCCGTGCATTTTTTGCGACCACTCTACCGATTGGGGATCGGGACGATTCGTTAACAGGCTTCCCGCCGACACTTATTATGAGTTTGAAGATGGCACGGAAGAATATCGAGACGGCTATTCCTGCGCAGAATGCATGGCTACGGAATGTGATCGGTGCCCGGAACTCATCGGGATGGATGAAGATGTGACCCCTGACATGGTGTATGGCGAATTGTTTGGGGGGCTTTTTTCAGACAAGGCGCACCGAGTGCACGCCGGGTGTTTGACCGAAAAAGAGGCGGAAACGTGGGACAAGGCGGGCGCATGAACGGCCCAGACAAAATAGACTGTTTTGGCGATCTTGTTGACTTTGCAGAAAAGCATGGATTTGTTGACAACACTCCCGAGGGTGAGTGGAGCACCATGATTGCCGAGGCCCTAGAAACGGAGGCCCTAGAATATCTCATTAACAACAGGGTTTGCGTCATCAGAAATCTCATTAAGCATAAAGTACCTTTTGTTTATGACGGTGAATAAAAATAACCACAGTTGAGTCCTTTTAGCCCGCTTAATCGCGGGCTTTTTTTTGTTTACTTTTTGGTTACACTAGTTCATAGTTCGTCACTGTAATTAACTGTTCAATTGAAAAGGTGATCATTATGTTGAAAACAGTCGAAATGTCCGGAGCAAAAAAGACAAAAGGCATCGCAGTAACCTACCGCGCAGGCAATGGCGAAAAGTATGGGACTTGCCCGGCATCTTGCAAAATGAATTGCACCGGTAAAGGGGCGCAGGAAATTGACGCCGAATATTTTGATGCGTTGTTAGGTGCTGTTCCGAACAAGGGCCAGTCTTTTACCTATACACATTTCCCTTGGCATCTATGGGCCAACAAATTAAAGCCGGATAAAACGGTGGTTAACTTTTCCGCGGATACTTTAGTAAGTGCTGCCGCAGCATCGCGAGCGGTCCCGACCGTTGTAGTGCTGCCGGAATCCGAGTGGGATAACAGGAAAAAAACCAGCGCACCATTATTTGGGCGAACTAATGATCGCGGCGATTTTATTCAAACGGATCGTATCCCGGTGGTTAGATGCCCAGCAGAATACCGCGAGGGCTTCACGTGTCGCGATTGTGGAAACGGCGAGCCCTTATGCGCTCGGCTAGATCGTAACTTTATTATCGGATTTACTGCGCACGGTGCTGCTAAGAAAAAAGCCGCCGATCCCGACGTCAAAGGCGGGTGTTACGCCGCGGGCGGAAACGTTCGGCTACACTGGGACGCCACCAGCAACCACCACCAGCCCGACGAAACCGACGGCGAGAGGCTCACCCGCTTTGTTAAGGGCCTGCCTCCGCGTACAATCTTGCGGCATCACGTGGCGGGGGATATTGGCGCGGAAAAATAACCACAGTTGAGTCATTTTAGCCCGCTTAATCGCGGGCTTTTTTTTGCCTGATAAAGGGGCGGCTTTACATTATCCCATACTTGTGCTTAAAATACGCCCAGTGGTCGGCAATGGGCTGGCCCTTTAATGGAGGTTTGACTAATGCGAATTACATGTATGGAAGCTTGCGACATGGGGCCACACCAGCAGGAGATTGCAGATCATGTGCTTAGAGCTGTTGAGCATTTAACTTTTACGTCCGAGGGGCAGTTTTTTGATATGGAAGGCGTCCTTATAACGGAAGCCTGCAAAGAGCTGGGTTGGCAATCCGTGCCGCAAGTTGGCGGCTTACTTCCGGAGTGGTCTAATCATGAATAATTCCGAGCAGACGACCGCGCAAAAGATCCAATTCCAGCTACAATTTATGGGGTTAATGGCAATGAGTGGGCGGGCAGAAGAGCGTGACAAAGCTTACGTCAAAGCGCAGGAGCTGGTACAGGAGCTGGTAGACGCCGGACACTAACCTTTCCCGCTGCACCTTTTGCCCGCCACGTGCGGGCTTTTTTTTGCCTGATAAAAGGCCAGCTTTACATTATCGCATACTTGTGCCTAAAATACGCTCAGCGGTCGGCAACGGGCTGGCCCTTTAATGGAGACTAAACAATTATGAACATTTACAAGATTATCAAAGGCACCATTAAAAACTTCCCTTATTCAATAGTATGCAGGGAGACAACTATTTCCACCCATTCTTCTAAAACTGAAGCATTAAAGTATAGGGCGATATATTACAACGGGGATAATTGTTACGCGCTAGGAGAGACACGCCGAGCTATGGAGATTAAACAATAATGAAAGCAATTCAAATAAAATATCTAGGGCCTACCAATACAAAAGGGTCAAGGCTTAAAGCGTGGACGGGCGCGGGCACCATGATCGAAGGCCTCGACTATTCGTTGAACATTTACGATCAGGCCGAACAACTAGCCCAACGTTACGCGACTAAGCAGGGCTGGCCATCACTTATATCAGGCTTCGGCATGTTACCTAATGGCGACTATGTCGCGACGCTGCGAATGAGTATAGCTCCTGATCTGTACTGATTCTTAAATACCGCTCACCTTTTGCCCGCCACGTGCGGGCTTTTTTTTGCCCTCGGTTTAATCCAGTGCATCACTCCGGGCCGTGCCTGCCGGGCCATGGCTCAAACGTACAGGCTCGCGAACCGTGGGCCGTGGGCCGTGGACCGCGGACAAGGTGATAGCACTCTTCCCCGGGTCCGTGTTGCCAGCGCCGCGGACCTCGGACCGTGGACCTCGACCAAGCGCCCGGGTCCCCCGCCTATCGGGTCAAATTGCCTTGCCCAGATCCCGAAAATCGCGTCCCAAAATTCGCGCAGCCCGGCTTTTCCAGACGGGGGCTAGAGCCATGTTTCTCTCAAATAGTTACCTGTTTTTTTAAACGAGCTTTAACTGTCTTATATTAGCGTGTAATATCGCATATAATACGTACCGTGAGCCGCGGAACGTTTCACGTGGAACATTTATAAAAGACCGCGCACCAAAAGAGTTGTGCCGGAAAAAATTTTTAAATTTTAAAACGTATGGCTTTTAAACCATAGGAACTTGTATGGATGTAGCGATTGACGACAAGAAGTTAAAACTTGAGCTACGGCTCGCGCACCTTGAGAAAAACGAGACGTGCCGGAAAAAGTTTTTAAATTTTGTAAAAGTCATGTGGCCCGAGTTTATTGTGGGGCGGCACCATAAGATTATTGCGGACAAGCTTGAAAGGGTCGCGAGCGGCGAGTTAAAGCGCTTGATTATCAACATGGCACCGCGGCACACGAAGAGTGAGTTTGCGTCTTTTCTTTTTCCGGCGTGGATGATGGGCAAGAACCCGAAGATGAAGATTATCCAGGCGACGCACACGACGGAGCTTGCGGTCAACTTTGGTCGTAAGACGAAGAATCTTTTGGACTCGGACGAGTACAGGGAGGTATTTCCGAGCGTCAAGTTGGCGGCGGACAGCAAGGCTTCTGGTCGGTGGGACACGAGCTCTGGGGGTATGTACTATGCCGTGGGCGTTGGCTCGAACTTAGCGGGTCGCGGCGGCGATTTGATTATTATTGACGATCCTCACTCGGAGCAGACGGCAATGTCGGCGGCAGGTTTTGACGACGCTTGGGATTGGTATACGGGTGGCCCCCGTCAGCGGTTACAGCCGGGCGGTTCGATAGTTATCGTTCAGACGCGCTGGTCGGAGAAGGATATGACGGGCCAGTTATTGCGGGCGATGGCTAAAGATCCGTTAGCGGATCAATGGGAGGTAGTGGAGCTTCCGGCAATTTTCGAGGACGGGACGCCCTGTTGGCCTGAGTATTGGAGCCTGGAGGATTTGACCGCGGTCCGCGCTTCTATCCCCATAAGCAAATGGAACGCGCAGTATCAGCAAAACCCCACGGGCGAAGAAAGCGCTATCATCAAGCGGGAGTGGTGGCAGGTGTGAGAAAGCCCCAAGATCCCGCAATTGGAATATGTGATCCAAAGTTATGATACTGCTTTTTCCAAGCGCGAGACGGCGGATTATTCTGCCATTACGACGTGGGGGGTATTTTATCCGAACGAGGGGGGCAGCGGGCCTAATTTAATATTATTGGACAGTAAAAAAGGGCGCTGGGATTTTCCTGAGTTGAAGGAAGTGGCATTAGAACTTTATAATTTCTGGGAACCTGATACAGTTATTGTCGAGGCGAAAGCCAGTGGAACGCCTTTGACGCAGGAATTACGTGTGCAGGGCATACCAGTTGTTAATTTTACACCAAGTCGCGGTAACGATAAGATAACGCGGGTGCATAGCGTGTCGCCCTTGTTTGAAGCCGGAATGGTCTGGGCCCCCGATGAAACTTGGGCAGAAGAGCTTATTGAGGAGGTAGCGGCTTTTCCAAACGGCGAGTTTGACGATTTAGTGGATAGTATGACTCAAGCGCTTATGCGTTATCGCCAAGGTAATTTTGTGCAGTTGCCCACGGATGATTGGGAAGATGACGAAAACTCTGTTAAAGTAGAGGTGTATTATTAACAATACGATGGGGGGACTGCGAATGGCGCAAGCGGGACAGCATAGTCCGGCAGTTAATCTAGGTGCAGGCGGCTTTCCGCAGGCAGGCCTTGTTTCGTATTTCGACAACGGCGGCGCT